TATTCCAAACATTACCTGCATAACTTGCTATATCGTGCCAAATTTTGCGAACTTTATTGCCAAATTCTACCCAAAACCCATATATTGCATTTATAACTTTTGCACTAATATTACTAATGCCCTGCATCACTTCACTTGCTAACACCCCAAATTGTGCAAATCCAACTCTAACAACTTTTAATCCTAATTTAAAAGCGTCAAATCCACTAGCTCCATATGCTAATGCTTTAATTGTAAATTCTGCGGTTGTTTTGATTGTTTCTGTAAAACTTTTAGCTTCATCTTTATTACCCTTAAACATTCCACCAATATAGCCTATACCAACCTTATATAAAGCTTTAAAATAAGAAAACAATCCCTCATCTGCAAGATTTAATTTAAAGTTTGTCCATATATTTTTAAGCTTTTGTGTCATACCCGCAAAGCTAATTTTATAAGCCTCTATTTGCCCGACATATTTTTCATTAAAAATAGCTCTTAATGTGCTATCAATAATATCCTTATTGTTTTGTATAATTATATTTCTAGCTTTACCGCTACTATCTGTCCAAGCATAGCCTACTTTATCGCCAAGTAAAGAAGCTTTAACACCAAATTCTTTTAATCTTTCGTTCTCTCCAGTCAGAGCGTCTGCCATAGCTTCAGCGAACTGCTCTATGCTTTTTCCTGCTCCAAGTGCAGTATTTGTATAGACTTTTAAACTCTCATTACTTGCATCTAAGCCATAGTTTTTCATTAAAAGTAATGTTTCGGTAGTTTTTGCAATATCTTGGTTATATTGCTTTGCAAATTGTCTTGCTCTTAGCATTTCGCTATTTTGCTCTTTTAACGAAGTGGTAAAAGCACTCATTCTATTACTGTATTGCTCAAATTGTGAAGCGGTATCTAAAAACGATTTAGTAGCGTAAGTTATGCCATCAAAAGCCTTTTTAGCTATATATAGCCCTGTAACAGTTTTAATCAATAGAGCAATTTTGTTTTTAAAGGTTGATACGCCTTTTCCTGCATTTCTAAGCGATTTATCAACCTGATAACCCTCTTTTTCAAGCTTATCAAGCTCTTTAATCGCTTTTTTTATATCGCCTGTTTCAACACTAAAGCGTAATTTTGCAATATCAACCATTCATAATCCTGTCAAATTTTTCTCTATCAATCATTATGCCACCGTTTATAGGGAATGGTGTATCTTTAGTTCCATTTAATTGGTTGGCATATATTGCACTCATTTTTTGTAGTGCTAATATTTCCCAAAGTTCAAATTCTATATTTAGAACTTTTTGAATGTTTAGCAAATCTGCAATCTCAAAACCTATTGCACCGTTTGGTGTATCTTTGTAAGCTCCAAATTCAAAAAGTAGCTCTTCAAGATAATGGCTATTTTCGCCTGTAATGTCAATTAAAAAATCACTATGCGGTATCTCAACACTTTTTTGCAAGTGTTTTTCTCGTGGCATTTTGTCATAAACACAAGATAACCAACCTATTACCGCACACCTTTCGATTAGTTTCCCACTAACTTTGTATAGAAGTTTGCATCATCTGTTGCAAAATCATTTACTTGGTCAGATATAAAGCTATACTCTTCAATAATCAGTTTAGCTTCATCAAGTTTTAAACTTGCTGGGTCAATCTCTTTATCATTAATTTTAAATTTATCTCCACCAACAATTAAGCTTTTAAATATTTCAGCTTCATTTGTCAGCACCTCTTCATTAGACAGTTTTTGCCCTCTTGCTGTCTTTTTTTGGCTAATTAAAGCTCTTTTTCTTGCAACTTTTTTAACTTCTTTAGAGTTGTAGCTTCTTACTATTAGCTTGATACCAAGTTCATCACCATTTGGGGCTAATAGTTTTAACTCGTTACCCTCATCAATTTTTGAAGCTCCTAATTTTTTACCTAAATCTACCATTTTTTACTCTCCTTTATTTTCTTTTACTTTTTATAGATTGCTTACTACTTTTTGTGTTAGCTCTACTAAAATTTGTCTTTTATACAGCTCTTCTCCATTTCCTTGTGGCATAGATAATCTTGTTACCAAGCCTTGTGCGTATGCAATTTTGCCATTTGAATACTCAAATTTAAAAGCATAATTTTCTTTGCTATCTCTTGCAGTTTTTACAACCGCTTGACCTGCGTCACCATCTTGATACACAATTTCAATAGTTGCTTTTCCTGTCTGGTCTGTTCCTTTACCTTTTGCTATCGCACCACTTAATAGTTTATTGTCAATAATAGTCCATTCATCTCCATCAAGTGTAAAAGTTTCTACTGCACCAATAGCAGTCCAATCTGACACACCGTCATAATCTGCAAATGCTAATTTAGTATCACAATCTGCAACTGTTACACCTGTTCCAATAGAGATTTTTGACCCCTCTAAAGTTTCAATATTACAACTCATTATTTGCTCCTTGCTTTGAAATAAACAGATAAAACTCTCACTATGTATTTATCTTGTTTGCCAAGATTTTTTATATCTGTTTTAGTTGCTTGTAAACATATTTTATCATTTTCTAACTTAATGCCCTTATAGTGTTCTTCTAATAATTCTACTCTTTTTTCTACTTTGTAAGTGCCAATATTTGCAAATGTATAGACATTTATTTGTAATATAAAGTTTCTTTGTGTTTTTTCAAGCGTAAATCTTTCATTATTCCCACTTAACAATATCACTTCTTGCCAATCATCTGTTGGTGTAAAGTTTTCGCCCTCGTATGCTGTATCCCATTTTGGCGTTAAAGTTTCTAAATGTTTTCTGGTTAAAACTCTTGCATCATTTATCATTTTAGCTCTCTTACTCTTTTTTTCACAATAGAATTAAATTTTACAAGATTAATTCTAACCATTCCTCGTGGTGCTTTAATTTTACTATGCCCTGTATATTCAATTATGGGTGCATATACCAAATTGTTACTCATAGTAAATTTATCGCCAATTTCTACTTTTTCAATCATATTGTTAGCTTTTTGAACTGTATCTGTTCCTATTTTGTCAAAATGTTTCCAATCTTCTTTTAAAGAATATTCATTTATTGCAGGATACCAATTGCCTCTTAATCTTCCTGTATCAACTGGTGTATCCATAATGACCGCTTCGCATAAATCGCTCATAGAGCCTTTTATTACTTTTTCTAACTTATCTTTTGTAAGTTCAGTAAATTTTTTTAAATCAAAACTTCTACTTAACACAAATAGCCTCTTTTAAGTTTCCGTAAATCTCTTTGTAACTTAGTATTGTAATGTCATTAAAAGTATCTTGATGTTCTATATCGCCAAATATATAACAAATAAACTCGTTTTTCTCAATAAGCCCATTTTGAACTCTTACATCTGTTTTCTCTGTGTCTATGTAGTATTTAATTGGAATTTCTAAATTATCGAAAGTTGTTTCGCCTGTATCTTCATTATATACTCTGTTTCCAACTCTTGTTGCTATTGCGTCTATAAACTTATCTTCATATAGTGCTATTTCAAAATACACAATTTCATCATCAACTTGCGGTGCATCAAGTAATGCTAAAAATCTATATTTTGTATTGTTAAACTCTACTGTGTCATTTGGGGTTATCTCATCTTTAGTTAGAATTACAGTTATTAAATTAGCAAACTCTTTTTTATTAAAAATATTGAAATTTCTATCGTAAATATGCAATCTTGTATTATTGCCATTTATTTTTGCATCTGTTCCATATTCAGTTATTAAGTCATTCATTGAAATATCTTTACTACTCTTGCTTTAAATGGATTTAGATATATTAAAATATCACTTTCTTTTGCACTATCTCTATAAACCTTACTTAGCTTACCAATAGTTTCACTCTTAACATCATCTTTATTTTTTGCCACTTTTAAAGCCAGAATTGCAGTAGCTATTTTTATTGCAAGTTGCACATCTTCTTCGCCATCTCTTGGATATTTTAACAATTGCTCTTCATCTGTTTTTTTACCTTTGTGAGAAATTGCTCCATCTATTGCGAAACTTGAATTAATTAATAAAGCTTCTTTTGCTTCTTGTGCTAATTCATTCCAATAGTTAAAATCCTTTTGACCTCTTAAAATATCGTTTGCATCTTCTAAAGATAGATAAGAATTTGCTATTTTATAATTATCACTTGCAGTTGGCGCAAACATAAGTTACGCCTTATTGAAAAATTTAGCACATTCATCTGCTGTATCAAATCCATTAGATAAATGTTTGTCGCTTTTGTGATACCATTTAGAGCCTTTGAGATAAACCCCTGCATAATTAAGTCTTTTTGGCTTTTGCTCTTCTTGTAGCTCTTTGCCTTTTTCGCCTTGCTCTTCTTGTAGCTCTTTGCCTTTTTCGCCTTGCTCTTCTTGTAGCTCTTTTACTAAACTTTGTAAATCTTTGTATTCTTGTGTAGAAGCTTTTGCTTCATCTCCAAGATATTCAAGTGCTTCAATACTATCGTTTAGCTCTTCATTATTTACTTTTTCTGCTAAGGCTTTGGCTGTTGCTAACAATTCTTTTACTGCTTTTGTCATTATCTGCTCCTTGTATTATGCAGGGCTTACCGCCCTACTAACCAATTTTTACTTTTAAGTTTGTAATTTTTGCAAGTTTAGGGTCTGTTTTAAGTTCATACAAACCACCACCTTGCAACTCTGCAAGTGTTAAGCCAGATTTATTTGCGTAATCTGTTCCTAATACACCCTTAAAGCTGAAACCTACTGGGTGGCAAATGTAAAGTGCTTTAGTTCCCCACTCTTCTGAACCTGCTCCATTCCCAGCTTTTGGATTATGGTTATACATTAATGGCTTTTTGATATTTTTTTGCTCAAATGCAAATGCACCATCTTCTACTAAAGAAATTACACCATCTTTCATTGTATCATCTACCACAATTTTGGTAACTCCCATTAATTTGTATTCAGGAGTATCACTTTGAACCATCTTTCTAACACCATTTTCAACAATTTCAACCATTCCATAAGTTTCACTAATTACTTCACTTGTAATAGTTCCTGCTTCTTGTTTACCCAATATGTCAAATAATGTAGTTGAACTCATATAAGCGTTTGCTAATTTGCCTACGCCCATATCTTTTTTTAATTTTCTTGCATCAATTACCATTTGGCGCGATAGATTTGCAGTTCCATCTCCTATTGTAATACCTGTAATATCCGCCATTCCGCTAACTGTTGCAGAGATAATTTTATTCAACTGCTCTGCCCAATAAGCTCCTACTTTTTCGCCAACCAAAGTAATAGGCTTAGAAGCATTTAGCAAATCTCTTTGGATAGTTCTAACTTTCCACCATTTATTTCCATAGAAAGTTTTTACATTTACTTCGCCAAATGTAGGTTCAATTGCTCCTGCTTCATTGTCTGTTGCATCACCTAAATTTTGCTCTTCAAACTCACTATTTACAATACCAACTGTAATTACTGATTGCACATTGTCATAGTCAATTGCGTCTAAGATTTTTTGAGCCTGTTCTCCTGCTCTACCTAAAATACCAGAATTGAACAATCTATTTACTGCTGTTGATTTCTCAAAAGCAATTGAAGTCCAATTGTTATTTTGAATTACCTCTTGAATTGTCATATTTTTTCCTTGTTTTTGATTTTTTATTGTGTAATGCACTCCAACATTACCTACTTGAACTCCATCAATTAATCATATTATACTATATTTTGAATTTATTATCTACTTAAAAAATCATCTTCTTCTATTCTATTGCCACCTTGATTGCCCACTCCACTTTGCTGTGGCGTAATGTCAAAGAAAATGCCTTTGCCTTTTGCAACTTCTTCATCTCTTTTTTTAGAAATAATTGCTTCAAGCGTTGCATCTTTGCCATCAATTCTCATAGTAGTTCCATCTTCATTTTTAAATACCAATTGATTGTTTTCATAAACTGCTTGTTTTTTAATATCCTCAATTAGATATTTACTCAACTCCTCGACTGCTTTATATTTTGGTAATACTAAAGCTAAATCTCTCTCTAATAGTAAGTTAGCTACTGTTTGTTGTGCTTCCTGTTTAGACTGCTCTACTGTTCCGTTAAGTGCTTGAATTTCTGCTTTTAGTTGCTCAATCTCTTTTTCTTTTATTTCTAACTCTTCATTGCCTTTTGCACCTGACTTTGTTTTGATTGCTTCAATAGCATCATTAATATTTTCTACTTCACTCGCTCCAAGTTTTAGTGCAATATCTTTTAATTTTGATTTCATCTCATCTCTTGTTTTGATTGCATCTAATTTTAATTTTTCTTGGTCTGTGATTTTTGCATCAAGCTCTGTAATATGTGTTTTAATCAAATCCACTAATTTTTGTGCCTCTGTTTTTTTTTCATCTGCTACTAATCCAAGTAATTGTAATAATTCGTTCATTTTATTAACTCCATAATATTTTTTTGTGTTACACATTTTTGCAACTTACACATTTTCTAAAATCCATTAGTTTTTGTGTTATCTCATTTTTGCACCCCCTCTATTTGTTTTAATCTTTTTGGCGATTTTATACCAAGTCTTTTAATAATTTCATCATTCCTAAACCATCTTTTGCCTTTTATATCTACAAAAGAGTTTATTTTAGCTTTACCAGTAATAAAAATTCTGTATTTCTTTTTGCCTAAAATACTTTCGCCTATTTTTGGATTTTGTTTTAAAAAGGTTTCTATTTTTTGACCTTTATAATCTGTTATTCTATCGCCCTCATAAACTGTTAATAGCACACTTCGACACGAAAAATGACGAGGTGGTGGGGTTGGAATATCTAATCTGCTTTTATAATCTTTTTTTAAATAAAACTTATTGTGCAAAGCACTACATATTGCACTTGTTCTATTGTCTAATACTGCTACACTTATCCAACCTCTAACTTTTCTCTTTTTATCTGCTTTGTCATAAGCATACTCTCTTGCTTTTTTTGTTTGTGTTCTGTAAAAAGCTTCTAATTGTTTTTTGTATTTTTGTGTTTCGTTTTCTATCAAGTCATTAACTGGCTTGTTTTCTTTTAGTGCTTCTCTTGTTTGAACCATAAATCGCATTGCCTGTTTTTGTGTAGCTTCTTTTCTCATTTTTATTAATTCTATAAATGTGTATCCTGCTAATGCTTCCAAAAATAATGATATGTCCTGCTCTTCATCTAAGATGATACCTGTTTGCTCTCTTATTAGTTGTTTTAGATTTTCTTTTAAATCTTTGTTAATATTAGAGTGTTTAATAAGTTTTTTAATCTTATAAATTGGCTCTCCATTCTCTAACATTGCTTTTATTTGGAATAATAACAATTTAAAATCTTTATGACTACTATCTGGTATATGTTGCATTTCTGCTAACATTTCATAATGTAGAGTTTCAATATCATTTTTTAGCATTTTATTCCTCTAATCCAGTTCCTAAGTCTTTTTCAATTTTTTCTGCTTCCGATTGTGCGTCAAAATCTTTTGGTAATTCACCAGTTCTTAAAATTGTGTAAAATGTTTCTCTACTCATTTGCCCTGCTAATAGCAGTTTTTCTGCAACTTGTATATTTATTAAACTTGCGTCAAAGTCTTTTTTTAATTCTATCTTTGCATCATTTGGCAATTGTTTGCCCTCTAATTCTGCAAGATATTTGAATAGTATATTGAATTTTACTTCTAAATCGGTGGCTACATCTGCAAAAAATGAAGTGTTTTTGTTTTGGCTCTCTTCTGCATCTATCTTGGTTTTGTGTTGTTCTTTTTTCAGAATTGAAAATGTAGTTTTGTCAATCTGCTCTTCAATAAGTTTTACTTTATCTTGTATTTTAGATACTCCACTTCCTGTAATCTCTACATATTCAAAGCCCTCTTTTTGCTTATCATCACATCTCAAAGCATCTTTAACACCGATTGTTATTTCGCCCTCATCAACTTGACCGTAAAATACTGGTATTGGATTACCAACTACATTTAACACATTTGAGATATTACTCTCTTGGTTTAAATGCACTCTATTTAATATTGCTATGTCATAAAATGGTGGAATTATTTTAAATGTTTCTAATTCTTTACCTGTTGTTATCCAAACTACTGGTA